GTGAAGGGTGCGACCACGGCGAACATCATTTCGTCGGCGGACGTTTACGTGTCGGACTTCGGCGTGCACAAGGCGGTCATGAACCGCTACATGCGTGACGAGGCGGTGCTTTGCATCGACCCGGACCACGTTGGCGTTGCGTTCCTGCGGCCGTTCCAGCGCGAGGACATTCCGAGGGCGCGTGACGCCACGGAGAAGGCGATCCTGTGCGAGGCGACGCTCGTTGTGACGAACCCGAACGCGCACGCGAAGGTGTACAACACTGGCGGCTGATTAGCCGGTTAGAGGGAGGGCCGGGGGAAACCTCGGCCCTTTTTTTGTGAAGCGAATACTCGATCACGATCCAGTCACCGGGCTTACCGAGTGGTTCAACTATGACCCGGTAGCCGACGAAGTGACGATCTGGGCGGAGCAGAAAGACGCCGATATCAAGGCGTTTCTGGATCAAACCTCGCGCCAGCGCAACGACGATCAGCAGACAAAGGACGGCATCAAGCAGTCCTGGTGGAAGTACGCGAGCCTTCCTGCCATTGCCATCATGGAATTGCGCAGCAAGGGGATTGACGTATTCAACCCCAATCACACAAAGGCGCTTGTGAAGGCGATCAATGAGTGCTACCCGTACACGAAGGTGACGGACAAATGGCATCGGTAAGGGAACTGCCGATTGCCGAGCAGGGACGAATCCTGTCCGATGCCCGAAGGCTTGCCGAGGCGGGCGATTACGAGAATGCGTCGAAGATCGCCTACACGGTGCTTGAGCGTGCGCCGAACAGTGCATTGGCGCTTCATATGCTCGGGTACATCTACCTTCAGGTAGACAAGCAGATTCTGGCTTACCAGTTCTACCGGCGGGCGTTGCAGATCGAGCAGCGCCACGCGGAGATTTGGAACAACTTCGGCCGTGCAGCGGACGAGCTACACCTTTACAACGAGTCCGAGGCGTCATTCCGGCGGGCATTGCAGCTTGATCCGAACTATGCCGGCGCGTGGTCGAATCTGGCGGTGTCGCTCATCAATCAGGCGCGGTACGAAGAAGCGTTGGTTGCTGCTGAGAAGGCGCTAGAGATTGACCCGCAGGCGTCCTCCGGCTGGATCAACGTGGGCTTTGCATCGCTTGCGATGGGCGACTGGAAGCGCGGTTGGTACGGCTACCACAAGGCTTTGGGCGGCAAGTACCGCCAGCCGGTGGTGTACGGAGACGAACCCGAGTGGGACGGCAAGCCGGTCAAGTGCCTGGTGGTGACTGGTGAGCAGGGGCTAGGCGACGAAATCTGTTTTTCTCGAATGCTGGTCGATGCGGCGCGTGACTGCGAAACGGTCGTCTATGACTGCGACGCTCGGCTAGAGGGGCTTTTCCGCCGGTCGTTCGCGGAGCATCCAAACATTCGTGTGTACGGAACGCGCAAGCAAGAGGCGGTGCCGTGGCTGGCCGATCACAAGCCGGACGCTCATATCTCGCTCGCTGACTTGGGGATGTTCTACCGGCAGTCTGACGAGGCATTTCCGAGGGATGCGTACCTCAAGGCCGATCCTGAGCGGGTGTTGCAGTGGGGCGCGCTCTTTGATACGTGGGGCAAGCCGGTTATCGGCGTGGCGTGGTCGGGCGGGACGTTCCTGACGCAATCGGTACTGCGAAACGCTGGAGCAGAAGGCTTCAGGCCGCTGATCGAATCGACGGATGCTGTGTTCGTGTCCCTTGAGTACAAGAACCCGACCGAGGAAATCAGGGAGTCCGGGTTGCCGGTGCGGTGGTTCGAGCGGTCAACGATGGCGTTCGACTATGACGAAACGGCCGGGATGGTTGCGGCGCTGGATATGGTCGTCGGGGTGCCGACTACGGCGCTGCACATGGCCGCGTCGGTCGGTGTTCCTACGTGGTGCCTGACGCCTGAAATTCCGCAATGGATGTTCTACAGAGACGACATGCCGTGGTACGCGGACATGAAGATTTTCCGCAAGCGTGCTGACGAGGATTGGAGCCAGGCAGTAAAGCGGTTTACTGAATGCCTGACCTGAAGCGGTGGGCGGATCGTAAGAGTTACCTACCCAGGTGGGAGGAACGCGCCGCGATCATCGGCGGATATCTGGCCGATTGCGAGTCGGTGCTAGACATGGGAGCGGGCACGCAAACGCTGCGCCGGCATGTCAGGGGTTACATCCCGTTGGATTGTGTCGCCATGACGGCCGACACGGTGGTTTTGGACCTTGACTCGGACTGGTGCGATCTGCCGGAGGCAGACGGCGTTGCGATGGCCGGGCTTTTGGAGCATGTCGCCGATCCGGTCTCGGTGATTCGCCGAGTGAAGGTCGGCCGGGTGTGGGCGGTGTCCTACATGGATAGTCGTGCGCACGCTCGGAAACTGTTGACGATCGACGAATTGGAAGCCGAGTTTGCCGACGCAGGGATGCGTATTGACGATTCATGCAATTGGATGGCGCAGAAGGTATGGAGACTGATTAGATGCTGAGAGTGTGGTGGTCGAAGGGTCCAGCGCCTGGGAACTTCGGGGATATCCTCACTCCGTACATCTTCAACCATTTCGGTATCGGGCATCGGTGGTCGGAGACGTTCGACGCGATTTCGACTGGTTCTATCATCCGGTTTGCAATTGATGGCACGCATGTACTCGGTTCGGGCGCTTTAGACTCAAGCGACCAGATCAATCCGGCTGCGACGTTCCATTGGGTACGCGGGCCGCTGACCGGGGAAAAGGTACGCAAGGCAGGGGGCGACTGTCCTGATGTGTACGGCGACCCGGCGATGCTGCTTCCGCAGGTATTTCCTCGGACGGTTGAACCGGATCAAGAGCTAGGCGTATTCGCGCATTACTACGATCTTGGTTACTGCGGCGCGAGGTATCCGTTCGTCATCAACCCACTAACTGACCCGCATGACGTTTTGCGGGCGCTGTGGCGATGCAAGCGGGTGGTGTCGAGTTCGTTGCACGGAATCATCGCGGCGCACGCATACGGGATACCGGCTGCATGGGTGCGGTTCGGGCAACTCGCGGGCGACGATATCAAGTTTCACGATCACGCGCTTTCGGTCGGGCTGCCACAGATGCCGCGCTCCACGCCGGAGGAACCGGATTTCACGCTACCGGATTTCACCGACAACATATCGAGCATCCTGCGCGAGTTCGGCGATAGTCTATGACAACGAAGGTCTGCGCTCTAAAGCTTGGCGGCGACTTCGGTCCGGAGCATGTCAGGTGGCTCGCTAGGCAAGTCCCGGACATTGTTTGTATCTCATCGTCGGATGTGCCTGGCGTGCCCACCATAAGACCGGAGATGGACTTACCGGGCTGGTGGTCAAAGATGAATGCGTTTTCTCCGAATGTCCTTAGCGGCGACGTTCTGCTGATTGACCTGGATACGGTCGTTCTCTCCATGCCGGACATGCCGGCACAGACGACCGTGCTACGCGACTGGAACGAACCGAGCATCATGAATTCCAGCCTCGTGTTCGTAACTGAAGCTGACAGGGAGCGGGTTTGGCGTGCGTGGTCCGCTGGCCCGAGACGGCACATGCGCGACAACATGCGCTGGCCGAAGTGGGGCGATCAAGGTTTCCTGCAGGACTACATCGGCGGCGCGCAGAAATGGCAGGACTTGGCGAACGTGTACAGCTACAAGGAGCACTGTCGGGACGGGTTGCCTGTAGACGCTCAAGTGGTGTGTTTCCACGGCGATCCTAGACCGTGGCACGTTTCCGAACCGTGGATTCCGGGGCTATAGATGGCACTCTCCAATTACGCTCAGTTGAAGGCCGCCATCTCGTCGTGGTCGCATCGCTCGAACCTTAGCGATTCCGTGCTGACGGACTTCGTGACGCTTGCAGAATCCGAGTTCAACCGTGTTCTGCGGTGCGTCGAGCAGGAGACGCGCGACACGTTGACGGTAACGAGCCGATACACGGCGCTGCCGGCGGACTTTCTGGAGCTTCGCAGGGTCGAGTATGACGGCACGGACATTGTGCCGCTCAATTCGCTAACGCCGTACCAATCCACGGCTTACCAGACGAACCACACCAGCGGCGATCCGGCGTATTTCGCCATCGTCGGGACGGATATCGAAATCCAGCCGGTGCAATCCTCGGCATCTGTGGACATTCTCTATTGGGCCAAGATTGCCGCGCTCAGTGACAGCAACACGACCAATTGGCTTCTGACCGCCTACCCTGATCTGTACCTCGCCGAATGTCTGCGACAGGTGGCGATTTACACGAAGGATGACGCTTCGGTCGCCAGATACGGCCAACAGGTGGCCGACGCAATCCAGACGATCAAGCGCAACGACGTAGCCAAGCGCTGGTCCGGGCCTCTGGTGATGCGGGTCGGCTAATGGCAATCGTCAAGTACATCGGTTTCGCGCCTGACGCGGACCCTGTAACGCCGGGCGTAATCACGGACTGCGCCATGCTGGAGCCGTCCATCCGTGGCATGAAGGGCGCTCCGAGTGCGTCCAGCACCGACTACACGGCGCTTGCTGGCGAGTGCAAGGGGTCTGCGCTGGTCAAGAAACTGGACGGCACTAGCCGACTGTTCGCCGCCACGCAAACGAAGCTCTACGAAGGTTCTAGCGGCTCCTGGACGGATCGGAGTGGTTCTACCTATGTCGGCTCCGCCGATGCACGCTGGACGTTCGCTCAGTGGGGCGACGTAACGATTGCTCAGAACGGCGTGGATGCGGCGCAGACGAGTTCCAGCACGACGTTTTCCACGCTGACCGCGATGCCGCCGGCAAACCTGATGTGTACGGTCGCCGGGTTCGTGATGCTGGCGAACGTGACCCAGGTGAGCTATGCGTTCTCGGACGCTTGGTGGTGTTCTGCTCTCTACGACTACACCAACTGGACGCCTTCGATAGCGACGCAATGCGCTCAGGGTCGGCTGTATGACGATCCCGGCGCGATCAGGGCGCTGCACCCGCTTGGGGAAAACGTCGCGGCGTTCAAGGAGCGGTCAATCTATCTCGGGCAGTACGTCGGGCCGGATGTGATCTGGGCTTGGACTCGGGTGCCTGGGGATGTGGGAGCGTACTCGCAAGGGTCGGTGATTTCCGATGGTCAGGTTCTCTACTTTTGGGGCGGGGATGACTTCTATCGGTTCGACGGCACGAGGCCGCAGCCGATTGGATCGGCGCTGAAAGAGTGGTTCCTTGAAAACGCGGATAGGGCCTACTGGTCGAAGATTCAAGGGGCCTATGACAAGCGGAATTCGCTTATCCGCTGGTACTACGTGCCCAATGGGTCAACGACGCTGACGGCCTGTGTCGTGCTGAATACGCGGACAGGCCAGTGGGGCAGGGCGGACAGGGCGATTGAATCGACGGTGGCTTATGTGGCCTCCGCGATCACGTATGACTCGCCGGGGATTCTGACCGGCGTTACCTACGATTCCACGAGCTTCCCGCAGTCCTACGATTCCCCGTTCTGGCTGGCGTCGTCGGAGTCTCCGGCGATTTTCAACGCATCGCACCAGCTCAGGACGTTGACCGGCGTCAGCGATTCCAGTTCGTTGACGACAGGGGATTTCGGCGACGACGACAGGTATTCGCTGCTGCGAAGGGTTCGGCCGAGGTACGCCGATGCGCCGGATTCCGCGAGCATGACCGCGTACTACAAACAGGACGCAGGGGATGCCGTGACCACTGGTGAAACGGTGGATGCAAACGACGGCAAGTTTGATGTACTGCAAAGCGCCAGGTGGCACCGGGTCAAGTTCGACTGGACTGGTGATGTGGAGACGACCGGCTACACGGCTGATCTTGCGCCAGAGGGTGAGCGATGAGGCTCGGCGATCCGAAGTTACCACTAGCGACGGACGTTCCGCGACTGGTGACGGCGCTTTATGACGTGCTGCGGAAGATCGTTTCTGCGGTGAATGGGCATGAGGATGCGAAGG